CTCGCCCCCAGTAGGGGCGGGGCGGGGGGGGGCGGGGGGGCGGGGGGACAGGGAATCCGCCCTCGCCCCCAATAGGGGGGGGGCTTACACTCCAGAGAAGCGGGGTTCAATCCTTGGCAGGCGGGGGCACTTCCTCCCCAGTATCGACGCGATAAACGGGATACGGGGCGCGCCCCGTATCGAACCAATCATGCCCGAAACAATACGCCCGATCCCCGTCCGGGTTCGGGGACATGAGGTAGCAAGCGCCGGGGGCGCACGGGGAACAATAAGCGGCGCGAGTGAAGTACGGGGAGCGCATGATAAAGATATCAGAATCACCCGCAGACTGGATGCACACGTAACCTTCATCCGAATACCGAAACTCCAAGGGTTCCCCGATATCGTCCCCGTCCCCGTCAATCTCCCCCGTTCCTCCGCATTCTTCGCATTCGTGTTCTGTTTCTTCCTCTGTCCCCGTCCCTCCGCACGCTTCGCATTCGACGGGTTCGGGATCGGGGTAAACCGATTCAGAGGAAAAGGCCCAAGCATCTAGAACATCATCTTGCGGAATGACCCCGAACCGGATTCCGTTCGATGGGTCTACGTTCGTTCGGCCCATTCCATAATCAAAGCCAATGCCCATAGTTCACACTCCAGAAATTGACGGGTTCGGATACCTCTAGCATCGGCCAGAGGCGGGGACGGGGAGCATTGCCCAAGGGGATCGGGCTGGCCGATTCCCCTAGCAAAGCGCCGCAAAGCAAATCGCCGCAAGGATAAGGATTCGGTGCGCTTCAGGGTCAAGGCGGAAGAGGTGGCGAATGGTATCCATGCTCCAAGTATCGAATACGTTCCGCCGCGCGTCAACCTGCAAGGGAAAAAATCCCGACAATAAACGCCACCCGCCCCAGCGCCGGGAAGTTATCGGCGGGAGAGGATGCGGGCCACGATGAGCGCCGCAACCCCGGCCCCCATAGTGAGCGCGGCCAGAGGGGAAACCGCCGCAACCATGCCAGCCCCAACCGCACCGATGAGAATGACTTTACCCATTGCTAACACTCCAGATTCGGGGTTCAATGATCGTTCAACCTTACCCCCCAAAGTATCGAATACGAACCGGCCCCTGTCCACCCCTTGCGGAGATTCCGCCACCCCCGGCCCCCGGATAAACGGAACCCCCGGCCCCCGGATAAACGGAACCCCCGGCCCCCGGATAAACGGAACCCCCGGCCCCCGGATAAACGGAACCCCCGGCGCAGAGGTGCGGGGCCGGGGCGGTTCCTTGGGCAGGGGTGCGGCGGAGGTGGGCGTGCCGGCCCCTACGTTCGGGGGTCGTATGGTACTCTACCTTTGGGGCAGAGGTAGAGTAGGGGCGGGGCAAAGGTAGAGTAGAAGGGTTCTGTATGGTACTCTACCTCGGGGTTAGGGTTCCGAACGTAAAGTACCATACGGAACCCGATTCGTACCTTCTGGCGGGGCAGGAATGCGGTTTTACTCTACTCTTTACTTTACTTTACCTTTAGAGAGAAGAGTAGAGAGAAGAGAAAACCTCCCCCGTGTACGGCCCCTGTTGGGCAGCGCGACCCGTGTTTCGGCCAGCCCGCAACCAGAAGGGCCAAAGAGTAGAGTAGAGTAGAGTATCCAGCAAAACCCTAACAAGCCCTACTCTCTACTCTACTCCACCTCTGGAGCGTTCCCGCATGCCGCTTATCGGACGCTCACGCGCGGGCACGCAAGGGGTAGGGGATCGGCGGACGTTAGGCCCTACTGATGGTGTACCCCTACCCCTAGGGTATGGGGCGTGTACGGCACTAGGGGTAGGGAGCGAACGTCCGAGAAGAAGGGTTATGCGCATTGGTGCAAACGCCATGCCATGCCAGCGTCCGATAACAGGGAGCGGTAGGTCCGATAGCCACCCGAACAGGGGCCGAAGGTCCGATAATAACCCCTCTGGCACTCTCAGGAACGCGATAACGTCCGATAATCACCCCCTGTTAGGAGGGGGTTAGGTCAAAAATCGGTTATCGTTAGGTGTACCACCCCTCTACCTCCGCTGCGGCCCTCGTGTGATGTTTTAGTTCGGGTTCTGTTTGGTTCTGGCCCCGCGTGATGTTCAGATGTACGAACCCACGTTGGTTGACACTAGTCACGCAGCGTGATATTGTTCTTACGGTGCCAAAAGAGCAATCCAAGACGAGGGTCGCTGCGTCGATGGGACTCTCCCTCCCAACGGGGGAGGGGACCAATCGCGCCTCGCAGAGCAAGCACGGGGCGGAGATCGTCCGCCGCGCCGCCTACGGTCAGGTGACGCCCGAATCGCTGACGAAGTTCCTGGAGGCGTACATGGAGTGCGGCCACAAGGCCAAGGCCGCGCTCGCCGCAGGGCTTTCGTACTCCTCGATCCGCAACGCGGAGAGGGCCGACCCCGACTTCGCCGCCGAAGTCGAGCAGGCCCACGAACTCTTCACCGCGAAGTTGACCGATGCCGCGTTCAAGGCGGCGGTCAAGGGGTGGAAGAAGCCGCTGTTCGACGCCAAGGGCAACCACGTCGGCGACGAGTGGAAGTTCTCGGAGCGAATCCTGGAACTGCTCCTGAAGCGGCACGACCCCTCGTTCCGCGACAAGGTGGAGGTGGACCAGAAGGTGTCCGGCGGTGTGCTCGTGGTTCAGGCTCCGGCGATGTCACTGGACGGCTGGAAGCAGCAGGTCGCCGCCGCGCGGCAGCAGCGCGAAGTCATCGACGTGGAGTCCTTGCCGAACCCCGGCGCGGGAGGTACTCTTCCTGGGAACTCGAACCCCGGAGGAGCCTAACCCGATGTCCACGATCATCCACCTGATGGGTCCGACTTGTGCTGGCAAGTCCACGCTGGTCCAGCGTCTGCTCTCCATCGCCCCCAAGTACGTTCACGCCGTGGAGGTGGGGAAGATGCTTCGCGCCAAGTACGGCGAGGCGTTCTTCAAGGGGCAGGCCGCGCCGCAGCATACCCAGGGGGAGGCGTGGCAGATGTACGTCGAGGGCGTGAAGGAGGGGATCGCGCTCAAGCGGCGGGTGATTCTGGTCGATGGTCAGCCCCGCGACATCCAGCAGGCCCGCGACATCTGCGGTCTGTGGAAGGCCCCGCACCGGAGCGAGTTCGTGCTGATCCACGCCGACCACAAGGTTCGAGAGGCCCGCGCCGCGGCGGGTCGCAAGGGGGACTCCCTCGAACTGGCGAAGGCTCGATTGGTCAACGACTACCGGAACTGCTACGTCGTGATGACCGAACTGTTGAAGCGGAACGAGGTGATCCGCGTGTTCGACACGAGTGAGTTGTCCAGGGTTGACGGCATCGCCGAACAAGTTCTTGCGGAGTACGCGGCATAGGTTAGCTGCTACTCATTGTCCCCCACTCCCAGGAGAGTGCCCTGTGCCCCACGAGACGAAGTACGACGGTGACGACAGCAACCCGGTGGACCTTCAGCGGTTCATCGAGAACGCGAAGACGATGGCCCGCATGAACGGGGCCTGCGTGTTCGAGTTCTTCACCTGTCCGAACCCCGAATGCGCCTTCCAGCAGGCCGTGACCCACCCGTTCCGCGAGGTGGTGCCCTGTGCGAAGTGCGGACAGCGGATGGCGAGCCGCGTGCCCCGCCTCGAACTGCCCGGCGAGGTGACGAAACTGATGCTGGAGCAGGCCATCTACCTCGTGCGCCAAGCGTACCCCCAGCCGTGTGACGCGACGCGCGAGTGGCTGGAGAAGCAGGAAGGCCCGATCAAGGCCGTGGCTCTGGCCTGGGCGTGCGTCGAGGTGAACAAGGCCCTGAACAACATCCAGACCTTCGCGCGGGCGATGACTGGAGCGCATTCGTAGGAGGAGCAATGGCCCGGAAGAAGGCCCCCAAGCAGGAGATGCCCTCGAAGATCATCCTGGGCGCGAAGGAGATCAGGCTGCGGGTCGGCACGACCGACCTGGAGGATGACCGCTACGCGCACTTCGACGCGATGAAGGGCGAGATCGTCCTGCATCCGTCCACGACGAAGGGGACCGAGCGGGGCGACAGCGTGCTGCACGAGTTCGTTCACGCTTCGCTCCACTTCCGGGGAGTCGATCTGCCGAGTCGCCAGGAGGAGCGGGTTGCCACCGTCCTCGGCGCGGACCTATACGAACTCCTGACCCGCAACCCTGAACTGGTTGCGTGGCTTCTGAAAGGATGCCCATGACGACGGCGACTGGACACTGGGACGTGATCGAGGGCGAGAACGGCTGGAGCCTCGCGTGGCTCTGCCCGGACAACGAGGTGCGGACGTTCTTCATTGGCCGCGACTCTCTGCCCTGGGAGGTGGCGATGGACGCCGCCTGTGAGTTCATGGATCGCTACGAAACCTCGAACCTGCCCAGCGACATCCTCATGGATCGCTGCGTGCGGAACTCGATCAAGCAGGGATGACCGCCGCGTCCGTCCATTCCCGCGTCTGCCTCAACCAGTTCGCCGTCGATTGGCGGCGGGAGGAGGTGACTCGCCCCGTGCAGAAGTACGAGGGCGGCGTCATCGTGGAGGCGGAGGAGCACGCGGGATGGCAGATGGTTCCCTACGACATGGAGGGGAACCAGTACGCATGGTCCGTCCAGGCGGGTTCGCAGCACTGGTTCCTGAACTGCCCCGTCTTCGAGGTTCTCTACACCGGCAACCGAGGCGGCGGCAAGACCGAGTGCCTCCTGATGGACTTCATCAAGGAGTGCGGCAAGGGCTACGGCCCCGCGTGGCAGGGCATTCTCTTCCGCCACACCTACAAGGAACTCCGCGACGTTGTGAAGAAGTTGCTCGTGTTGTACCCCAAGGTCGCGCCCGGCGCGAAGTGGAACGACACGAAGATGACGCTGACGTTCCCTGACGGCGAGCAGTTGACGCTCGCGTACATGGAGCATGAGAGCGACTACTACGCCTACCACGGCCACGCCTACCCGTGGATCGCCTGGGAAGAGTTGACGACGTGGCCCGACCCCGGCTGCTACACCCGGATGATCTCGTGCTGCCGGTCTACGAAGCCGGGGATGCCCCGCCGCATCCGCGCCACGACGAACCCCTACGGCCCTGGCTTCAACTGGGTCAGGGGTCGGTTCCAACTCCCGCTGCCGCCGGGGGAGATGCTGGGCGACGTGATCGAGACGACCGGCGACGAGGCCGTGGGCGCTCGCTGCGTCATCAACTCCGATCTGCGCGAGAACCTCGTGCTGCTGACGGCGCAGCCCGACTACCTGAACAACATCCGCGCCGGCGCCCGCAACTCCGCCGAACTCGCGGCGTGGCTCCACGGCTCGTGGGACATCACTTCGGGCGGCATGTTCGATGACATCTGGTTCAAGGTGAAGGACCACTGCGTGCTCCCTCCCTTCCAGGTTCCCGCGTCGTGGAAGATCAACGTCTCCTTCGACTGGGGTTCGAGCAAGCCCTTCAGCGTGGGGTGGTGGGCGGAGAGCGATGGCACCGACCTGATCCTGCCCGACGGCAAGCGTATGAAGACCGTGCGGGGCGACATCTTCCGCATCAAGGAGTGGTACGGCTGGGACGGGAAGCACCCCAACCGGGGCTGCCGGATGCTCGCCAAGGATGTCGCCAAGGGCATCGTGGAGCGCGAACTGAAGTGGGGCATCTACGGGAAGACGCGGCGGGGCATCGCCGACGCCGCTATCTTCGATGACCAGAACGACAACTGCATTGCCCGCGACATGGAGGAGCCGGTCGTCATCGACGGGGAGCGGATGCGGGGCGTCTACTTCGACCCCGCCGACAAGCGCTCCGGCTCGCGCAAGCAGGGATGGGAGCAGATGCGGAAGATGCTCGCGGCGGTTCTGCCGGAGACTCCTGGGCAGCCCCGCGAGGAGCCGGGCTTGTTTGTGACCACGGAGTGCGTACACTTCCTGCGGACGGTCCCGACGCTCCCCCGCGACCAGGACGACCCGGACGACGTGGACACGGAAGCCGAGGACCACGTTGCTGACGAGACGCGGTATCGTTGCCGCCAGGAGCACCGCCAGATGAAGGGCGGAAAGACATACGGGATGAACTAGGAGCACAGACACATGGCCGTTGACAGCAAGCATCCCGCCTACGTCGCCCGCATCACCGACTGGGAGCAGATGACCCACTGCTATGCCGGTGAGCGAACGATCAAGTCGTACCGCACGCGGTATCTCCCGGCGACGGAGGGGATGCGTCTCGACGGCCTCGACAAGCCAGGACCGGAGGGCGGGAAGGACGCCTACGACGCCTACCTGACCCGCGCCGTCTTCCCCGACTATACGAAGCAGGGGATCGAGGCGATGGTCGGCATCATGCACCGCGAGGATGCGCGGATCGAAGTGCCGGAGAAGATGAAGCCGCTGCTGAAGAAGATCAGCGCCACCGGCGAGTCGGTCTGGATGTTCCTGCGTCGGATGAACGAGTGGCAGTTGCTGTTCGGTCGCTGCGGCATCCTCGTGGAGGCCCCGGACGGCCAGACCGTGGACAAGGCCCTCCCCTACCTCGCCCTGTACGCCGCCCCGCGCATCACCAACTGGGATGACGGCCCGCGCATCCAGGGTCGTCAGCACCTGGAGTTCGTGGTGTTGGACGAGTCCGACGACGAGCGCACTGGCGCGTTCGACTGGCAGTTCAAGAACCGCTACCGCGTGCTCGCTCGTGCGGGAACCATCGCGTCGGCGAACCAGGAGGATCAGACCGCCAACACCGCCAGCGGGACGTATCAGGTCGCCAAGGTGGAGACGCAGGACGGCGACCTGAACAACGCCCAGTGGGTCGCTCCGTCCATCGGCGGGAAGACGCTCGACTTCATCCCGTTCATCTTCGTGAACTCGAAGGACTTGGCGAGCACGCCCGACGATCCGCCGCTGATGGGCCTCTCGAACCTGTGCCTCGCCATCTACCGGGGCGAGGCCGACTTCCGCCAGGCGCTGCATATGCAGGGCCAGGAAACCTTCGTCATCATCGGCGCGGACAACGACAAGAAGACCCGTCTCGGCGCGGGTGCCCGGATCGAACTGCCCCGCCAGGGCGACGCCAAGTTCGTTGGCGTCAGCGCCGACGGCCTCGGGGCGATGGAGTCCGCCCTCAAGGAGGACAAGGCCCTCGCCTCTGAACTCACCTCGCGGCTGTTCGACTCCCCCGGCACGACCTATCAGAGCGGCGAGGCGCTCCGCATCCGCGTCAGTGCGAAGACGGCGACGCTTCGCACCATCGCCCAGACCAGCGCCGAGGCTCTGCGGCAGGCCCTCGTCATCATGGCCCAGTGGATGGGCCTGTCCGAGGAGGAGCAGAATAAGATCGTGGTCGAGCCGAACACGGACTTCGCTGACACGACCACCGCGAGCCGCACCGCTCTCGAACTCACCCAGGCGAAGATGATGGGCTTCCCCATCTCTCGCCAGTCGCTGCACCGCTTCGCCGTTCAGCAGGGCCTCACGGTCATGTCGTTCGAGGAGGAGGAGAACGCCATCGGCGACGAGCCGCCTCCCCTGCCTCCCGCGCAGGGCGTAGGCGGGGCCGCTGGCGGCATCCTTGGGCGTTCGACCGGCGGCAGCCGCGTGGCTCGCGGCGTGGGCAAGCCCGCTCCGAGCGGAGGCGCTGACAAGTAGTGCCCACTCCGAATGAACAACTCGTGATGGCCCGGATTGAGGACCAGGAGAGTCGTACTGACGACGCCCTGGCCCTCGCCGCGTTGCTCATTGCACTGCTGGATGCGTCCGAACCCCAGGTCCAGGTCATCATCGAGCGATACCTGACGACGCTCCTCCGGCCCGAGGTTCGGCTGGAGTCGCCGGTCGTTCAGGGAACCATCGCCCAGATGCGTCAGGAGATCACCGCCGTCCGCGCCGCCGCGTTTGCTGACGTGCGTGCTCGGCTGGAGGAAGAGATCGGAGAACTGATCGACGCGGAGTGGACGCGGCTGGTTGAACTGTACGAAACCACGCACGGCCTCAACCTCGAACGTCCCGCCGTCACGCCCGAGACGATCATCGACACACCTTTCCTGGGACGCGACCTGGAGACGTGGCTGACGGGCCTGATGGTGTCCGACGCCAGCCGCATCGGGGATCAGGTCGTCATCGGTCTGCTTCAGCAGCAGGACCGCCAGCGAATCCTCGAAGCCGCCCTGGGCGAGGAGAATCTGAACGGCGGGAACGGCGCGACCGAAGTGACGCGACGCCACCTGTCGGGCATCGCCGACATGGGGCTGTTCGCTGCGATTGGGCTGGCGGTCAAGGCGTTCGATGAAGCCAACCCCCTCCTCCCGCGCGAACTGTACGTCGCTGTGCTGGACACCCGCACCACGGCCATCTGCCGATCCCTCCACAGGAGGGTCTTCCCCAAGGGCGCGGGTCCGTACCCTCCCCTGCACTGGAACTGCCGCTCGATCCGCATTGGTCTTCCTGCCGAGGGAGATGTCCCGGACGTGCCTTGACCGTCTGTGTCGGCGAGGTTAGTATTCAGGGCGAACACTCGATTCACTCACTGATCCGAAGGAGCACCCCTCAATGGCGAACGCAACGAAGGCTGACTGGCTGACCGCGATGGGTGGGGCGACCACGGCTGTCGGCTCAACGAAGGCGTTCACCGCCGCCGCTGGCAACTTCATCACCATGTCGAGCCACGGCCTCGGCGACTTCACCGGCCCGGTCCAGTTCGCGCCGCAGGGCGCGGGCGTTCTCCCTGGCGGGCTGGAGGCGAGCACGCACAACATGCGCGCCACCATGCAGACCGTCGCCGACCAGAGGGAGCAGTGCCTGGACGAGGTGCTGTGCTTCCCCGGCTACCGCGACATGCCGAAGGACGTGAACGTGAACAAGTTCTGGGCCGAGGCCGTCCAGGGCGTGGGTTTCTAGCCCCGTCAAGGGACGCCGACTCCGAAACCACCTACGAAACCCGCGACCACCGCCCCCGCACCCCCGACACACGATCTGACCGTCAAGCGACCCCAGAGGAGCATCTGACTGATGGAACTGGAACTCTCGTACAACGCGGCGACCGACATCCCCAAGGGCTTCGAGGCCCTCTACACCGAGCAGGGCGGCAAGTTCGTCCTCACCGGCGTGAAGGGGCTGTCCACCATCCAGGCCAGCGTCTCGCGGCTGGAGACTTCGTTGACCGCCGAGCGCAACGCTCACAAGGCGACGAAGGCGAAGATCACGGAACTCGAAACCAACCTCGCCACCGTCACCACGGAGCGCGACGAGTTCCAGGTCGCGGCGGAGGGCAAGGGCGGCAAGATCGACGAGGCGAAACTGAACGAACTCGCCGACAAGCGCGCCGCGCTGAAGATCAACCCGATCCAGCGCGAACTCGACGCCGCGCGGTCCAAGATCGCGGAGACGGAGGGCAGGTTGAACGAGGCCCTGGCCCGCGAGCGTGCCACCACCGTTCGTTCGAGCCTCCAGGCGGCGGCTGCGAAGGCAGGCGTCGTCCCGGAGATGCAGGAGGTGGCCGTGCGTCTCCTCGCGCTCGACATGGACGTGGACGAGAGCGGCGCTGTCCGGGCGAAGGAGGGTGCGGTTATGGTCGCTCCCGGCCTCGATCCCCTGGCCGCGTTCAACGACATGAAGGGCAAGTACCCGAACTTCTGGGCGGCGTCCCAGGGCGGCGGGGCGAAGGGCGGCGGGGCGCTGGGCAACCAGGGCGACATGAAGTGCTGGACGAAGGCCGGTTGGAACATGACCGAGCAGTTCCGGCAGATGCAGGAGAAGGGCGAGGACTACGCTCGCAAGATGGCCCAGTCTGCGGGCGTGGACTTCGACAATCCGAAGCCCCCGGAGAAGTGATCTCGTCCTTGACCGTCGATCCGCTCGCGCGTATTCTGTAGGTGAACATCTGACGGACAGTACCGGCCCACGGAGGCACGGCGGAACGGACGCGATGTCCGGGCCAGTCCAGAGGACACGCACCTCTCAACCCCGAACCGTTTGACCCGTTCAACCCGAAGGAGCCTCACACAATGGCCGTCGTCCGCATCTCCGATCTCGTGATTCCCTCCCGGTTCTCCTCGTACCTCCAGCAGCGCACCGAGGAGAAGTCCAACCTCATCCGCAGCGGCCTCCTGGTCCGCGACCCCTTCCTGGACAACTTCCTGGCCGGGGCGGGCCTCACGATCAACGTCCCGTCCTTCAAGGACTTGACGGGTCGGCCGCGCGTGAGCAACGACGATCCGACCAGCCGCATCCCCGAGGACGGGACCGGCTCCGATCCGAACACGCACAAGAAGATCGGCACCTCGCAGGAGATCGCCGTCCGCCTGTCGCGCAACGACTCGTGGTCCGACATGGACCTCGCCGGTGCCCTCGCCGGTGCGGACCCGATGGCCGCGATTATGAACCTCACCGCGTCGTACTGGGCGCGTGCCCTCCAGAGGGCGTTCGTCGCCACGGTCCAGGGCATCTTCAACGACAACGCGGCGTCCCCCACCGGCGGCGACACCCACACCCAGAACGACCTGACCGTGAACGTGAGCGGCGGCAGCTACGTCGCGGGCGTCACCGACTTCCAGTTGGAGGCGCTCATCAACGCCATCACCACGCTCGGCGACAGCGCCGAGGACATCGTGGCGGTGATGATGCACTCCCACGTCCTCGCCCGCGCCAAGAAGAACAACCTCGTGGACTCGATCCCCGACTCCACGAACACCGCAGCCGGGAACATCGACGTGATCGCGGGCAAGTACCGCGTCATCGTGGACGACGGCCTGCCGAACCCCGCCGGGTCCGGCGCGAACCAGACCTCCGCCGGCATCTACCACACTTGGTTCCTCGGCGCTGGTGCCTTCCGCCTCGGCATGGGCACCCCGAGCAACCCCGTCGAGGTGGAGCGCAAGCCCGAGGCCGGTAACGGCGGCGGTCAGAGCATCCTCTGGCAGCGTGTCGAGTGGTGCATCCACCCGGTCGGCCACGCCTGGATCGGCACCGCCCCCGCCGGTGGTCCCGACGACGGCGATGCGAGCAC